TACAACCGGGTGGGGCTATCGTAATTGTGATGACAAGATGGTCGACCAAGGACTTAACAGGCAGATTATTGGCAAAACAGACACAAGATCACGCAGATCAGTGGGAAGTAGTCGAGTTTCCAGCCATTTTTCCAGAGTCAAACAAGCCTTTATGGCCCGGTTACTGGAAAATTGAAGAATTAGAGGGTGTAAAAGCGTCTATTCCTGTGTCAAAGTGGGAAGCACAGTGGATGCAGAACCCAACTTCGGAAGAAGGAGCGATACTAAAGCGTGAATGGTGGAATACTTGGAACAAAAAAGAAGTTCCGCAGATGCACTACGTCATTCAGAGCTACGACACGGCGTTTAGCAAGAAAGAAACCGCGGATTACTCTGCTATTACCACTTGGTGCGTGTTTCATCCCGAAGAAGGCTCACATCGACCCTGTTTGTTACTGTTAGACAGCAAAAAAGGGCGGTGGGACTTTCCAGAACTGAAAAGAATTGCATACGAGCAGTACACATACTGGGAACCAGACACAATTATCATCGAAGCAAAGGCATCCGGTATGCCACTCACCGATGAATTGCGTCAAGCGGGCATACCTGTTGTCAATTACTCACCTGGAAAGGGACAAGACAAGATTGCAAGAGTGAACTCGGTTGCACCCATACTAGAATCAGGCATGGTCTATGTGCCAGAGACGCGTTGGGCGGAAGAACTCGTCGAAGAATGTGCAGCATTTCCTTTCGGAGATCACGACGATTTGGTAGACTCAACAACTCAGGCTCTTCTTCGCTATCGACAAGGGGGATTTATTGGTTTAGAATCAGATTATGATATGCAGGACAACGAGCCTCGCAGAATCAGAGAATATTACTAGAGGAATTAAAATGGACAAAGGTGAAAAGATCAAGGACCAAGGAATGGTTCCTTACGCAAAACAAAAAACCATAGCAACCAGCAAAGGACCACAACCTGGCGCAGGCAAAGGTAAATCAAGAGGTCAAGGCGCAGCACTACGCGGCACTAAGTTTACAGGAGTCTACTAATGGCTATGGGAATACTTAAAGGTATTGGGACTCTGCTGAGAAGAAACAAAGGCAGAGGACCAAACAGAAGGCTGACTCCTGAAGAAATAGCGGAAAGGAAAGCATCGGAAGTTATGAGGAAGGCAGACACAGATTATGCAGACGTAATGAGGAAGGCAGACACAGATTATGCAGACTTAATGGAGGCGAAACAGGCGACTCAAGTAGCAAAAGGGCGTTATGAAAAAGCTAGCACCCAGCTAGATGAAATGCTCCAACCCTACAGGATGAAAGGAAGCACAGCCATGCGAGCCAAACAAGTTGGAGACGAAACCATGGAAATGATTAAAGATTCAGTTATGAAAATGGATCTTCCAGCGGCTAAAAAAGTAGAAGCGATTAAGTCAGCAGCAACAGCTGTTAGAAACGCAACACCAGCTCAACTCGCTAAAGCAGATCCAGCTCAACTTTCTATGGACATTATAAAAATGGTAGGAGCAGGAGGAGCAGGTTTTGTAGGAGGCGCAATGGTGGAAGGAATGGCCAGAGAAGGCAGACTTCCTGAAATGATACAAGATTCCTTTTTAGTCAGACCAGAGTTCAGAGGCATGAGAGAGCCAAGTCTAGCTGTCGATAAAATGATGGACGCAACTCAGACGAGTCCCGCAGACTACGAATACATCCCACCTTTCGAGCAAGCACTTGGAGAAGGAATGGTTTCTGATCTTTTCCTAGACCCAGTGATTGACAAATTGCTTGGAGACTAACTAATGTTTTTTATACCTAAAGCAGCAAAAGGTATTGCGTCTTTAGTTAGTAAAGGACCAAGATTGGGAATTTCTAGGCACGATGCACCAGAAGTTATAGAAGAAATAGAAAAAATAGCCAGAAGATCAGATCTGTCTCTTGAGCAAAAAGAAAAATTGGCGCAACAAATAAGAGCGCTTTATCGTAAAACCATTGAGCCTAGTCCCGCTACAAAAGAACTAACGCAAAGAAAAATGCTTGAAGGAAGAACTGGGGACATCATGGGTGAAAAGGTAACAGGTAGAATATATGGTGATCCTTATTCAACTTTTTATAAAAGAACAGAGTCACAAAGAGCGGCGGACGAACTTCTTACAGAAGCGTACAGAAGAGCTAGACCAGACCTTAAAAACCCAAAGATGAAAGCAGCAGCCATGCTTAAAAAGCTTAGAGAAGAGTTAAAATGGGCAAAAAATGATGCCAACAGCCCTTATTACAAACCCGAAGATGCAAAGTATTGGCAAGCTAAAATTAAAAAAATAGAAGACGAAATACAATCAGTAATGCAAGAAGTGGCAGACAACGAACAACTCAAGTTGTTGGGCACAACCGCAGCGTTGGGTAAAATGGCAGAAGCAACAATGATTCCAGAAGAACCTAGTTTTGGAGAGCAAACAGCCGAGTTTCTAATGGATTATTTACAGCCTTTGCCCAGAGAATTTGGAAGGACTAACTAATGGCAATAGGCGACAACAAGCCGACCAATATAGATCGGATCTCTGATCTTATCGATTTAGACGTCGAAGCAGGCGAAACAGTAGAGATCGAAGAACCAATGTCCATGGACCAAGGTGCTTCGGTCATGTTTGCAGAAGACGGAACAGCGGAAATAGATTTTAGTCCAGAAGAAATGGAAATGGACTTCATGGATCAGATTCCTTTCGACGCAAACCTAGCAGATTATTTAGAAGAAGGCGAACTAGGACTGATTGCCAATGATCTAGTCGGCGACTTTGACGAAGATCATGCAAGTCGTGGTGAATGGGAACAGACTTATGTCGAAGGACTAGACCTACTCGGTTTCAAATACGAAGATCGCGACCGTCCGTTTCCTGGCGCAAGCGGTGTCACCCACCCCCTCCTAGCAGAATCGGTTACTCAATTCCAAGCTCAAGCCTTTAAAGAGCTTTTACCATCAAAAGGACCTGTAAAAACACAGGTAATGGGCATGGAAACACCTGAAATTGAGGCGCAAGCGGAGCGTGTTCAGGAATACATGAATTACCAAATAACCACCGAAATGCAGGAATATACCCCTGAAATGGACCAATTATTGTTCTATTTACCCCTTGCAGGCTCTGCATTTAAGAAAGTTTATTTTGATCCAAGCAAACAAAGAGCGGTCAGCACCTTTGTACCAACAGAAGATTTAGTTGTTCCGTACACAGCAAGCGACATTGAGACTTGCGAACGCGTAACACACATTGTCAAAATGACATACAACGAAATCCGTGCGCAACAACTCGCAGGATTTTACAGAGACATACCAATTGAACCGTCCGAGACAAATGTAGAAAGCAAGCCACAAGACAAAGTGGATGATCTCGAAGGTGTGTCCGCTAGCGGTGCAACAGAAATGATGTATGAACTCTTGGAGTTTCATGTGTCCATGGACATACCAGGATTTGAAGATCCTGACGGTATGCACATTCCTTATATAATTACTGTTGATAGAACATCAAACAAAGTTTTGTCCATCCGTAGAAACTACGATCCAAACGACCCTCTAAAAAGAAAGACTCAGTATTTTGTTCACTACAAGTTCCTTCCAGGATTGGGTTTCTACGGATTCGGACTCATTCACATGATCGGCGGTTTGTCTAAAACTGCAACCGCAGCGCTTAGACAATTAATAGATGCAGGAACCCTCGCGAACCTTCCTGCTGGGTTTAAAGCAAGAGGTCTTAGAATCAGAGATGATGAGACTCCACTAGAGCCCGGAGAGTTTCGCGATGTCGATGCACCAGGAGGCGCGCTTCGAGATTCCTTAGTACCACTACCATATAAAGAACCATCGCAAACACTACTTGCCTTGATGGGAACTTGTGTTGAAGCGGGACAACGTTTTGCTTCTTTAGCAAACCTGCAAATCGGCGAAGGCAATCAAGAACTACCAGTCGGCACAACCATGGCTCTATTAGAGCAAGGCACTCGTGTCATGTCGGCAGTACACAAACGATTGCATTATGCGCAGAAAACAGAATTTAAAATACTAGCAAGATTGTTTGCTCAGTATCTACCACCAGAATATCCGTATCTTGTTGCTGGCGGAGA